AAACTCTGGCGGTCGCGGGTAAGCTTACACCGGAGCGGTTAGCATTTTCTGACTTTGGGCAAGTGCAAGACACAGGTACTCTTACCGGCCTTAAAAACAGAATTGCAGCCGACCCAGTAGGCACCATACAGCGACTTCGTGAATCTGCGGAGCTTAATAACCAACGGGATATGGCTGAAGCTGCGGCTACGCCCGCACCCACAGAAGTTGCACCTCCTACCATCACGCCAGCGGCTGCGCCTACCCCACAAGAAATCCTAGCCGACATTGAGAGTTTTGCTGTCCCCGAGGCGCAAGACCGTGGCCTCGACCCAGACATGTTCCTTGCGGGTGTTAACGATATCCGGTCTGATCGTGAACCCATGGATTTCTTTGAGTTTAGTGAGGCGTACGGCTTTAGGGAACCGGGCGAGGTACGTAAGTTTGTTATTGGGCCTGACCCTGCTTTCGACTCATATACAGCCTACCAATCTGGAGCACAATTCGCACAAGATCGCGTCGCCGAAGCACAAGCTGCTGCTACGCCCGCACCTGTAGAGACTGCTCCCGCTGCGCCTACTGTACAAGAACCTGTACAAGCCGCCATGGAGACCGCGCCTGAAAGTGGTACGGTCCCTATTGACACCGCTACAGTCGATCAGGTTGTTTCGGTTAAGCTGACCAAAGCGCAGATTAAGAAGTTGGAAGAGGCTGCTGGCATTCGCCGCATGAAGCTCACCAACATGCAGAAGCGTATCGTAAACAGCCGGAATGCCGAAGAGACGCTGAGCCTTGCTGGCCGTCTTATGCTGATGGCGCGCAACCGTGACAAGGACGTAGGGCTCCTTTCCAGTTTGTTTAACAGCGTATCGCCTAAGGTACTCCAAAAACTTCTTGGTCCTCTGCTTACTGAGGACGTAGTGCGCCTAGGCGAACGGGCTGGCATGAAAGCTCCCGCCAGAATTGAGGCGCTTATGCGCGACGAATACATACCTTACACCAACCGCATAATGCAGCGTGCGGCCAAGATGGCTGACAAATGGGCTGACTTTACTTCGCGTTTTGAAAAAGGTGCCTTGGCGCTTGCAGACGTCATGTTTGTCGCAAACATGTATAATGTGGACCCATCGCTGGCAGCCAATGCTACCGAGTATATGCAGCAGGACGTCAAGTTGCAGGACTTACTGGCTAAACAGGCAAAAGAAACTGACCCCAAGAAGAAAGATACGCTGAAACAGCAAATTGCTACGCGCCGTGGCCAAATCCAGCGCGTATATTACGGCGGCGAGATGAAGACCGAGGCTGGCGAAACCGCCACAGTTTACGGTTGGAATGATTTGTCGCGTTCCGAGTTCGGCTCAGGCGCAGGTAAACAGATTTTCCGTGATGCCAGAGACGAGTACCAGAGCACCTTTGACGAGCACTACCGCCTCCTCATGGAGCGCATCGACAGCGCAGAACTAGAACAAGAAGACGTTGATCGTCTCAAGGGTGCAGTTGACCGTATGTTCGCTGCCGCTCGTGAACGTATAATCTACTTCCCACTCAAACGCTTTGGTGAATATTGGGTAAGCGTCGGTAAGGGTCCAGCAGGCGAGTTTCATATGTTTGAGACCGCTTCCGAGCAGGATGCGTTTCTTGCGCAGCTTCGCAAAGACAAGGACGACCGGACTATTAGCTCCGGCTTCGGGCGCGATACCCTGCGCAACATGGCCAGTAATCAGGATGCCAGTACGGCCCTTAAGGGCATTCTCGACATGATCGAGGACACTGGCGGTACCGACATTGATTTGTTGAAGGACCACATCTTCCAGATGTATCTGACGGCGCTCCCCGAAGCGGATATGCGTCAGCGGTTTATTCATCGCCAGTTCAAGACTGGTTTCAGCACCGACGTACTCCGCACCTTTGCATCTACGGCAGTAGCGTCAGCTAACCAGCTTGGCCGCTTGGCATACGGGTACCAGTTCAAGAATGCCATCGACGAAGGCTATGCGGAAACTGAGGGTAATCCCGCTAAGCGCCGTCTCGACACCATTATGCGTGAGCTTGAGCTTCGCGTTAACGGTACGCTGGCTCCTGAGGATAGCGGCGGTTACGAATGGTTGTTGAGCTTGGGCTCCAAAGCCACGTTCCTCTTCCTGTTGTCGAGCCCCAAGTCGGCTATCATGAACCTTACTCAGCTTCACATTGTGGGGCTTCCAACGCTATCGGCTGAGTTTGGCGAGAAAGCTACCTACGGCATGGCAGCGCGTTACACCGGCTCGATGCTCACTGGGCAGCGCATCGCCAATCCGTTCCGCGACGAAGAAGGCAACGTGCGTCTCCAGATGCCGGACTTCACGCTTGAGGGTAGCGCCTATATTCAGGGGCTAAGGGAAAGCGACCCAGAGCGTTACGCTGAGATACAGAAGGCTTGGCAGTATCAAGCTGAGCATGACGTCACTGAGAGCACCTTTGCAGCGGCAACGGACATCTACGAACGTAGCAACCGCCCCACAGGAAAGTATAGCTTTACGCAGGCAGCCCGTAAGGGTGACGTGGTTACTGCGGCGCAGCGCGGCACTGCAAACGCCATTGAAGCTATGGGTACGCTCTTCCACAATGCAGAGCGCATCGGGCGTGAGATCATGTACATGTCCGCGTTCGAAATGGCTTATGAGCGTAACCTAAAAGAGGGCAAGGATTCCGAGCAGGCTGGGCTTGAAGCACGCCAACTGGCGGCTGAGCTAACCAATAAAGGCATGTTCGACTTCTCCAATTGGAACAAGTCGCGCTATTCCAAGCATCCGGCGGGTCGTCTACCTCTCCAGATGCGTTCATACAGCGTGGCTATGACGTCGCTGCTTTTCCGTAGCTTCACCAACATGATTGCTCTCCAGCGGACCAAGGCAGAGCGACTGGCTGCGGCGCGTGTGTTCATGGGTGTTGGTGCGATGACGACGCTATATGGTGGCTTCCGCGTTTCCCAGTTCTATGTCATGGCTATGTTGGGTTATGGGCTCTACGAGTTCCTCAAAGACATGTTTGGCGACGAGGACGAGCCAGAGGAAGAAGTCGAAGGCGGCTACGTCAGTGAGAAGACCATCCAGCGTAATCTTATGAAGTACGCTGATGAGAAGGGTCGTGAGCTATCCAAGAAAAACATGGAGTATCATATCCGTTCGGCTTGGATTCCTGAGACGTTTGGTCGGGGTGGTACGCTCGCTACTGCGCTAGGGATTGAAGACGCCAATGCAGATAAACTTGCGCAGGTTGCTGACATGGGTATCCCCGCTATCTTTGGTGTGGACATCTCTAGCTCTGTCTCGCTTGGTGATTTGTGGCACCCGGTCGATACCAAGTCAGAAGACCCCGAGGTTCGCTTTTATGAGCGTCTGGGTCGCACCGTCCTTGGTCCGTCTGGTGCGCTCCTTACAGCACCTATCAAGGCAGTGAAGGAAGCCAATGCTGGTAACTTCGACAAGGCAATTGAAGCCACGATGCCCGCCATCATACGTAACTTCGTCAAAGCTGAGCGCCTAAAGGACGAGGGTCTCGTGGTGGGTAAGAACCGCGACGTCGTGCTAAAGGACCCCAGCTTCTACGATACTTACACGCTAGCGATGCAGTCGTTGGGCTTTGCTGAGCCTGAAACATCTCGCGCTATGCAAATGGACATCATGGCTGGCGACATCGAGAAAGAAATCGCTGCGGAACAAACCAAGCTGTTGGATCAGCGATACCGTGCTATTCTGGACTTTGAGCGTAATCCGACTCCAGAGACGGAGAGGACTCGGAAGAAGATCGAGCGCGACATCACTATCTATAACCTCAACTACCCGTCCAACGAAATCACAGAGGAAGACAAAGAAAAGTCGTTCCAGAGCAAGGCGGACTCGGCGGCGGAGCGTGCTGGAGGTCTAGGCTACAACCCGAAGATTCCTATTCGCCAAGTTGAAGCGGAAGAACGCGCTGCCCGAATGATTGAGGGACAATAAGAAAGACCCCGTCGGGAGGGCCAACGGGGTCTTCCATTGAGCGACAGGAGCAAACTGTCTCGCACTATATACTCACATCCGCCAGACGCGTAAACCCCTAATTCCCTCTTCGACAACCGCCTTTATCAAGACCTTGACCTTCAGGCGTTCGGTGACCCCCAGCAGTTGTGTTTTGGCGCGGTCGTAGTCGAGGCATGGGAAGAAGACGGAGGTCCCTTTTTTGAACCTCCGCCAGTTAACTTCATAGGTTACGCCCTCAATCAGCATCGACCTTTTCAGTCTCTCCATACTGCGTGGTATCTATGAACTCGTCATCAATCTTAAACCACAAGCAGTGGATTGGTTCCCCGCTGATTGCCGTCCCTTTAGATAGGCGGATGGGTTTCTTCTCGATGATGCGCCCCTCGGTTTCCAGCTTCTTGATGGTCTCGGTGTAATTGATCTGGAACTTAACGCAGTAATCCTTGAACGACTTGGCGATGATGAACATGCGCTGGGTGTCCGGCTCGATACGCACCAGCAACTCGCCGCGTGGTTCGCGCAACGGAGCCGCCTGCATATTGGTACGACGGTCAACTTCCCCATTGACAACGAGGATGTTCTGTATGTTGCGATACAGATAGTCAGCCACTGACTGGCGCACGTCGTCCACTGGAGCCGTGCCGTTCTTGCGTAGGTCGTCAACCAACCCACACGCATACTGGTAGATGCGGTCCATATCCCAGTCCATGATCCCGCACTCATTAGCCACAAGACCGCCTGCAATATTGGCTGCCGTCGTTGCAGACCAGAAGCGTTCCTTGGGTTCTAGGCCCAATTCCCGGTCAATCTTCTCTTGCAAGTTGTTGCACCTATTATGAACGCGCTCCATGTTCTCAAGCACATACCGCGTGAAATGCACCCCAGCATGGCCATAGTTGTGGAGTAAGTCGCGGTCGAACATCTGCTTGGCCCCAGCCGTGTTAAGCGCCTCCAACTTGTTGATGGGATACTCAATCAGGCGCATGAGTTCGCCTTCTGGGTTGTTCTTGATGACCGATAGCTTTTCCGCAAACGAGGCATTTGATGTAGATACAGTAATTGACTGCCACGTGGTGTTGTTCTCACGAAGCTCGTTGGTACCAGCCTGCATACGCTCCTTACCCTTACCGTTAGACAGGGCGTACAGGAACTCGGAATATTCTATCGGGGTCATGTTGGTCAGTTCGTCCATCGTCGGCGGGATATTGTTAAGAATACCCACCCACTGCAAACGCCCATTGAGCGTGTCGTTCTGCTTCAAGCGCAGTTCTTTAGGATGGCCGTAGACGCTATTCACCATATTAAGGATGGTGGTCTTACCCGTGCCGGAACGCGGGTTGAACAAGTTAATGACAGCCCCTGTCTGGTCTAGAAAGCGAAGTAACGGGGAGCCAAAGGCACTAAGCGCGGCAAAGGCGTGAGGCTCAAGACCCCGCGTGTTGTAAAGCGCCCAGATTTCTTTCCAGCGCTCGTACGAACCTACAGGCCCCATGAACTTGGCAAGCGGTCTTGTGGTCTTAGATGGTGGTGAATAGCCGATCCCATCGACATTAATCTCTTGGCTACCGATGACGAACTTACTGCTGTTGTCGGCCCAGCCGAATTGCTGACGCATGATTTGCTCCTTGTACTTGATCTGGAGGTCCTTGAGCATAAGTGCCGTGAACTCCAATAGGTGTGCCTGTTTCTTACCAGTGCTGATGACGCCCTTAGAACTAAGCACTTTGCGTAGTTCCGTTGGGTCGAGCACGTTTTTAAGTGGGGAAATAAATTCCTTTGTGTTGTTGTGGGGAAGGTGCAACCGAAACAGCACGACGTTCCCATCTATACTATCATCCATGATCTTCACCGGGTACAGGTCGTACTCGTAGATCAACGTCGGTTCGCCTTCTTCACCGTCCACCTCGGACTTCTTCGGGGCTATCCAAATGCCGCCGCCTTCGCCCCTGTAATAAGGCTTGGGATATTGCGGGACGGTAAAGGACTCAACCTCGCCTTCCTCTGTCTCGACAACAACCTGATCGCTCGTGGCTTCCTTGATCTGCTTACCCAATTCCTTGGGACCCATGATCTTACCAAAGTGCGGGCAGCCCTCGCAAAGCTCAGGGTTGACACTCTTGAACTTGGCACAGCTAGTCGCCTTGCGGATGGTAGCTACCTTCTTCTCCACCGTCTCCGGGTCGTACTCAGGGTAGCCATCCGACATCATGTGGACCGCTTTATCTGCATCCTCGCACATGGCAGCCACAGACAACGCGTAGAACCACTCGTAATAGCCGATGGTCGTCCGGTTCTTATAGGCATGGGCAAGCTGTTCGCACCCGTCCCCATTGGCCGTGCGCGTCATGATACGCCTAAAGCTATACCCGATGCCGTTTTGAAGCGCGAGTTCACGTGGGCTAGGCTCGTAGTTTTCGTCAAAGATAGACCGCTTGGGCTTATCCTTCACGCCGAGTATTTGCCGTATGTGTTCCAGCGTCGTGGGTTTCCCCACTCTCAGCATAGTTACAGGCCGTGGTGTTGCCTCTTTGAAGTTAAAGGTTCCCGGGATGCGCAAGATACGCGCAACCTCAAATACCTTGTCGTCTACGTAGAAGTTCTGGTTCCGGCAAACCTCTTTGAAGCGTTCAGCCACAGGCTCCCATTCAGCCCGTGTGATTTCTTCTTCAAGCGGCCAGTATGCGTGTATCCCACCCCCTGAGTTTACCAGCGTTGGCTTTGGAAGGCCAACAACCTCGCAGAACTCTTTAAGAGCCTGCAACCCAGCAGTCTGATCTACATACCCGTCTGGTCTCCCCGTATTCGGATCGACCTTTGCCTTTGCCTCACCGCAGTCGATGTCCAACCAAAACGCCTTGAGCGCTCGGACATTCTCCTTGGTGCGGTTCTCTCCCGTTACGTACTTGGCTAAGCCGAAGAAGACATTGCGGCCCTCTGCGACATATTGCTCTACCAGTTCGTCAACTTCTTCTCGTGTGGACAATAGCTCCTGTCTGACATCCTTCGGCCCCCGCATACCGAATACAGCGAACCACCCAGAGGCGGGCTGTACTAGGTCTAGGAGGTCAGTTTGCTCCATGGAAATGTTCTCCGTTGCGAGCAGCGCTCGCTAATAGTTTATAATTTTACCGAGGGTCAGTTACCGGCTGCGGTGATTTCGCGGATCATCCGACGCATAGCATCATAATACTGAGGCTGTGGTTGGGACCTACCAACAAACCAACTGTAGACCGTCTGACGGGTGACCCCGAGGTATTTAGCCACCTTGGACACAGCTATGTCGTGCTTAATGCACAGCCGTCCAAGCTGGACTCCTGCGAGATCACCGTCAGCGTTGTTAATCGCCTCGGCTACACGGATGGTGTAACCCTGCATGGCTTAATCCTCATCATCATCGAGCCATGCACCCAGAGCTTCCTTAAGCTCGGGCTTAGGCGCAGAGGCAACGGCTTCCTTCTTGGTAGGACGCTTGACGGGAGCTTCTTCCATCTCGTCTTCGTCATCACCGAAGGGGTTAGCAAGCGGAGCAGCGGCGGGTGCAATAACAGCCACAGGTTCCGGAGCCGCAATAGCCTTGGCTCCATCTATAGCCCCAGCCGTTAGCTTGAGGTAACGATCTGTGGTAGGGTCCTTTTGCGCAACGTCCACAGCAGCAGCTTGCTGCACGTTCAAATAGCTCGCTGCCTTGAACCACAACTTGGCCGTGTCGGTTTCGAGGTCATAGATAAGGCTAGTTACAACCGTGTCAGGGGCTGCATTATTAGCCAGCAGGAATTTCTTATAACCTTCAAACCCATAACGGTTGCCCTCGTTGTTGCTAAACAAAGACCCGCCGGGGACCGTGATCTGGTAAATGTCACCGGACGAATCACCAGCGACGAGCACAGCCAGACGACGCTCATAACGGCAAGCCTTACCCTGACCGTTAAAGCCGGAACCCTTCACGTTCTTGGGGCATTCCATGCAGGACTTAGCTTGCGGAGCTTTGGCTGACGCTTCTGGTTTAACACCGTCGTTCGACCAGCAGTCAGGCAGAGTTGCCTTGGCGTTTTTATCGTAGGCACCGGCATAGAACTTGCGGCTTGGCTCAGTCAGCCAATCAACGATGATGACGTCAAGTTGCTTATCGACAGCCTTACCAATCTCTTCGCCGTTGACGACTTTCTTGAAGACGCGTCCGTTGCTAATCTTAATGCGGCGTGAGGTTACCCCACTGCCACCCATGCGATCCATACGGCCCGACTCACGCCGGACAAAACCGCCCTCAGTGGGCTGGTCAAAAATAGTTATCTCGTTCACTTAATTTCTCCTTACTTCTCAGTTGGTTTCCGAACATGGACTACGTACTTGTTATCAACTTGTAGGCCGACTGGAAGAGCGTCAGGATTCTCCTCCAGAAACTGCTTCACGTTACCATTGTGCAGGCGCTTCTCAAGTAGGAATGGTGCATTGTGCTTCTCGATGAAGCTGTACATCTGGTCCCAATCGGTCGTCCAGTATCGGCTTTGGACGCGCCTTGATAGCGTGCCTGCTGGTGTGCGGATGCTGTCAATGTTCTGGTCGTTGCAAAACTCAAGCAACTCCTTGGATACATAGTCCAGCTTCTCTTTAAGGTCAGCGACCTTAGCCTCAAAGATTTCTTCCTCTTCGGCAATGGCAGTGCGCAGCTTGCGGTACGCAGCGACAAGTTTCTCTACTGGTAGTTTCTCGGTCATGGTTTGCTCCTTCGTATTGTGTGCCGATCCCCATCTTAACCTGTCTATTCAGGTCCGCCTTTTTTGTTCAGCGCCATCGCAAGGGGACCGACACAACCTCCCTCTAAACCCTGTACTATACAATGTCAAGTTCTTGTCTGTACAGGTCGATAATTTTTTCGTGGTTCTCGATATTGCCCTGCAACATGGAGTAAAGCCGTTCTTCCACTGGGCTTCCCTTGATGTGCACCACAGTCATGGCGTTCTTCTGTCCGGCACGGTCGATACGGGCGTTTGCCTGTAGGTAGGTTTCCACGCTCGTTGTGGGTGCGTACCAGATAATTGTGTCGGCTGCCGTTAGGGTCAGACCATGGCTTGCTGCCTTGGGCTGGATGAGCAACACCTTGGGGTGCGCCTCCCGCTGGAACTTATCGACGATCTCGGTGCGCCTATTCACCGGCACCTTACCGTTAATGACGTCGCAGCTAATCCCTTCTTTCTCCATACGGGCACGCAGTAGCTCGATGGTGTGGGTGAACGGTATAAAGACCAGCACCTTATGGCTGGCTTCCTCGACGACTTCCAACACCACGTTGAGGCGGTTACTGACGTCGAACTCCAATACCTCACCAGTATCCGTATAGACCGCGCCTCCACTGATCTGGAGCAGCTTATTGAGCTTGGTCGCAGCGTTGACCGCGCTGACCTCTTCGCCGCTAGCTTCGAACAGCAACTGCGACTTAAGCTCGTTATAATATTTGCGTTGCTGCGGGGTAAGGGGTGCTTCGCGCTCGATGTGCGTTACAAGCGGTAGGTCTAAGCAATCCTTCTTCTCGAACCGGATGGCAGGCTGGAGCACCTTGTGCACTATCTCTTGGGCGTTGCTCTTAGGCGCCCACTTAAACTGCGTCACTTTGCGCATCACGCTGTCCCGAAAGACGCCGAAGTATTTAGGGCAACCGGGTAGGTCCATCATACGGGCCAGACCATAGGCATCCACCGGAGACTGCGCCGCTGGCGTACCTGTCAGCATCCATAGGCGTGGATCGGTGTCGCGCACCAAGCGGTTGAATATCTTCCAGCGGTTAGTCGTTGGATTCTTGTACGCGTTGGCCTCATCCACCACGATCAGGTCGAAGCCACCATTGGCAATCGCGTCCTTAACCACAGCCAGCCCATCAAAGTTAATGATGACGAACTCAGCCTCGGCGTTGATAATCTTCTCCCGCTGCTTAGCGGCACCATGCGCCACGCTGCACGAACGGTGCATAGCAAACTTAAACAAGTCCTGCTGCCATGCTGACCTCATGATCGAGAGCGGGCACAGCACCAGCACGCGCTTCACCAAACCCTTGTTCATTAGATAGTCAGCGGCCCAGATGACGCTGGCTGTCTTGCCTGTCCCCTGCTCGTTGAAGCAGAACGCCCGCTTGCGTAACGAAAGGAAGGATGCCGTGGTCTTCTGATGATTAAACGGGGCGAACTTACCGGTCCACTCATAGGTCTTGAGCATAGGCGAGGGGGTATCTGCGAAGCCAAGCTGCGCTAGAATTTCAGACTCATTGTGTCCCCATTTGACAAGCACGCCATCCTTGGTGTCGGCGCTCTTGTGGATGTTATCCGTGATGAGACACGGGTCCTGTGTGTTGACCAGCAACGCTTTGTTTTCAACGATTTGCACCAGTTTGCTCCTAGGTACGTTTACTTCTTTTTGCGTTCTCGCGGACTCGTCTCGGAAACTAAATTCTTCTTGGCGTCTCGGTCGAAGGACCGGTTGGCTGACTTGCTAACCATGCGTAGGCCAGTCTTGTTGCTGCCACCCTTATCGAGCGCGACCACGTGGCCCACATCCTTGCCGTCACCCTTCTTGGCTTTGCCAGCTTTCACCATCTTGGTTCTGGCTGCATTGCGCATAGCGCGGTTCTTCTTCTGTTGGTCGGTACCTTGGTAGGTGTCGTATTCTTTGCGGTAATCTCTGGCCATCACTTCCTCCGGGGTTTCCAGTGTTCGCAAGTGGTGACGGGGCACCACCCACAAAGCGGACTTGTCTTGGCGTTAAATACACCATTATCCATAGCCGCGTCGAGGTTATAAAGTTGATCGTCAAACACGGACATATACTCGTCGAGCTTATCGCGTGTGTGCGTCTTCTTCGGAAACTCTTGACTAACCACATATGCCAGCGCAGACTTGATGGTTTCTAACTCAGGGTGCTTGATAAAGAGCGCACCTGCCATCAGGTCTAGCTGTTTCATATCGGCGTACTTGGCGTTCTTGCCAGTCTTGTAGTCCACCATCCAGCCCTTGGTGCCATCGACAATCAGCAAATCCACGATGCCCCGATACCAAACATCCTTGGCAAAGAATGTCGTAGAGACAAAGCCATCATCCGTCTTGGCGACACCTAGCCGTAACTCGGTGTGCTTCTCCCCTTGCTTAGCAGCCAGCGGCTCCACGATAGGGCGCATGAAAGCAAACTTATCAGGGATAGGCTTACCATCTCGAATGAACTCTTCTGCTGCTAGGTGTACAGCAGTACCATAATCCGCCTCGGGGCCCGGCACGTCCTTGACGTCCTTAGCAATCTTGAGGTGGAAATATTTCTTCGGGCACTGCTCGAAGGTTTTGATACTACTGTACGACCAAGCTGGCATTATTTTTTAGCTTTCGTGAAACGACCTTTGGTATCACGTGTATCATTCTTGCTGGCTTCGGCCAAGGCAACTCTCGTTGCTCGCAGTTCTTTCTCAAGCAGCTTGATCTCGCGCTCGTTTTCCTTCTTTGAGAACTCAAGCCCTTTGATCTGTAGGGCCAGCTTCACGTAGGTTTTCTCTGCTTCAGCAAGTTCAGCTTCGAGTGACTTGATGCGACCACCCAATACTAGGGCACAGATAATGTAACCGACTGCGAGGCCGAATGCCCCTGCTCCTACTGCGACTGTAACTTCCAACATATTATCCTCCTATCTTACGTTGCCTTGGAGCCGGTCTGCGACCAGCTTTGCATAACCGGCGATATCCACCCAGCTATCTATGTGGTCGTAGTCACCAACGACGATACGCGCAATTTTACTCGCTATCATGTCGAGTGCTTCTTGATGGTCAAGAGGTAACGTCCCACCACGACGTTCGATATCTGTTAGCCGGATTACATTCTTCAACCGCTGCGCCATACGAGATACGTCAACGAAGCTACCGTAGGTGGAACCCCGCGCATTGAGGATTGCGTCTACGTTAGTGT